ACTGAAGGAATATAATATGTATAATCGTGATACTATTCTTAAAGATTTGAGAGAAAATGTTGTTGAGGTTTCTTTCAATAAAATCAATGGTGAACAAAGGCTTATGCGTTGCACTTTGATGCCAGGTCATTTACCAAAATCCTACAACGAAAATATCCAAGAACAATCTGAAGAAAAAGAATTTCACCAACAGAATCCTAATGTAATTGCTGCATGGGATGTCCAAAAAGGTGGATGGCGTTCATTCAGAATAGACTCTGTAGAGTACCTACAGGTTATCGACGGTTATTGATCAAATTCAATAACTATTTTTCAACAACTAATAGGAGTTAAAATGGTATGTCATACTGGGGTTATCACCTAATTCTCGATTGCGCTGGACTTAACCCAAAATCAATCAGAAGCAAAGAAAACATTTATAATTTTGCCAAGCAGCTTGTCAAGGATATTGACATGGTTGCTTATGGTGAGCCACAGATCGTTAAGTTCGGTCATAGTGGTAAGGAAGGGTATACATTAGTTCAGCTTATTGAGACCAGTAATATATGCGTCCATTTCGTTGAAGAAGATAACACTGCATACTTCGATATCTTCTCTTGCAAGACTTATGATAATGATGTTGTTATTGGTCTTGTCGAGGAATATTTCGGAGCAACAAGCGTACGCCAAACATATCTAACTAGACAGGCATAATGTGTTGGTAGTTGGCTTCACCTGCAGCACATTTGATCTATTACATGCTGGTCATGTAGCGATGCTTGCGGAGTGTAAGCAACACTGCGATTATCTAGTAGTTGGTCTTCAGGTCGATCCATCAAAAGATCGACCTGAGAAAAACAAACCTGTTCAATCTGTATATGAAAGATATATACAGTTGAGGGGATGCACATACGTTGACGAAGTGATTCCGTATGAAACCGAAGAAGATTTAATAAACCTTCTGGCTATAGAAGATATACATGTTAGATTCGTTGGCCAAGAATATGAAGGCACTTGTTTAACAGGTGAAGATATTTGTGAACGAAGAGAAATCCGAATTCACTACAATAGCAGACTACATAATTATAGTTCAAGCGAATTGAGGAGAAGATTGAAATGAGTTTCAGTGATCAATTTTTCGAAGAAGTTGTAAATATAGCATCGCAAATTAATAAGAACACAATTGAAAAGATTGTTACAGAATTAAATATTCTTAGAGAAAAAAATGGTCGTGTATTTGTTATTGGCGTAGGTGGTTCCGCTGGTAATGCTTCTCACATGGTCAATGACCTACGTAAGCTATGTAACATTGAAGCTTATTGTCCAACTGACAACGTGCCTGAGTTGACTGCTCGTACAAATGATGAAGGGTTTCATACTGTATTTGACAGATACCTTGCTGTCAGCAACTTTGGCGAAAACGATGCTATCTTTGTTTTGTCAGTTGGTGGTGGTGATAAGGAAAAGAATGTTTCTGTTGGTATCATTAATGCTGCTCAATTTGCTAAGGCAAACAGAGGACAGGTGTTTGGTATTGTTGGTAAAAAGGATGGTTACATTGCTAAGAATGCGGATCTTTGCGTAGTTGTGCCTGATGTTGAACCTAAACGAATTACTCCTCATAGCGAAGCATTTCAAGCTGTTGTTTGGCATTGTATCGTTTCAAATCCTAAATTACAAGAAAACTCTACTAAATGGTAAAAATTTGTTTCATTGATAGAGACGGTGTAATTAACAAGTTAATTCCTCGTGATGGTATAACTGCTTGTGCGCCATGGACCTTAGAACAGTTTGAATACCTACCTAAGGTTCAAGAAGCTTTTTATAATATTAAAAATAAAGGTTATATTATAATCATAGCAACTAATCAGCCAGACGTTAAAGATGGCTATATGACTTGGGATAATCTAAACGCAATCCATAACAAGATCAGATCAGATTTTGAAATTGATGAATTGTACATGGCTCATACTAGAGGTGCACCAGACTACAAACCTAATCCTGGTATGTTGTTGGGAGGTTTGGAATATTACGATGCTGATCCTGTACAATGTTATTTTATTGGCGATAGTGACAAAGATATAATTGCTGGTAACAGGGCTGGTATAAATACAATATGGGTAAATGATAAGTGGTTAGAAAACAAAGAGTGGAATCTTAAACAAGATTACAAAGATAAGTATGGTGATATAAAGCCTGATTATATTACTGATAGTTTATGGCGGGCAAGCTTTTTAATTTAGGAGTTATGAATGATTGATGTGTACGCCGATGGCGCAGATTATAATGGTATTATAGATGCAGCAATGAACAAGAACATCAAGGGATTTACTACCAATCCTACCTTGATGAAGGCTGCTGGAGTCACAGACTTTTCAAAGTTTGCCAACGATATTATCCCTCACTTAAAAGATATTAGACCTGATACAAACATCAGCTTAGAAGTTTTTGCTGACGAGCAAGACGAAATGCTTCGTCAGGCAAAGATTATTGCAGGTTGGGGAGACAAGTACGACTTCAAGGTATATGTTAAGATTCCTGTAATGAACACCAAGGGAGTTTCTAACTACAATCTTATTGGCGATCTTGCTAGAGACGGCATCAACGTAAATGTTACTGCTGTGTTTACAGAGCATCAGACAATGGATATTCTAGAGCAAATTCAAGATGTAACTGGTTCAGTAATTATTTCTATTTTCGCTGGTAGAATTGCTGACACTTTACGTGATCCAGAAAAGATCGTTACTAAGTGTTTGAGTTTAGACAGAGACGCAAAGGCTAATTTCCTTTGGGCTTCTTGTCGCGAAGTGTTTAATTACACTCAAGCTTACCGTTCTGGTTGTGACATCATTACGATGACTCCTGATCAGATCAAGAAGTTTTCATTACAGAACAAGAACCTCGAAGAATACTCGATGGAAACTGTTCAAATGTTTTACAATGATGCACAAAAGTCGGGATATGTTCTATGAGTGGATTTGAAGAAAACGAAATTTCCAAGAATGCTAATGGCGGAACTGAAATCGCCAAGCGCAGACTAGCTGAGTTAATCAACCCAGAACTTCTACAGGAAAGTCAGATTATTTGTTCTCGGCTTAGAGAATATCAGCCAGAAAAGCTTCGAGTGTTTTGGTGTCATGATTTGCCTGAAGATCCTGAGTCAGCCAAGTTTAAAGATGCTGAGTTCCAAAGAAATATACACAAGTACATTTTTATTTCAAACTGGCAGTTTCAACGTTATCAGCTATTTCATGGCGTTAAGTATGATGGTAAGTCAGACGTTATTGAATCTGGTATTGAACCCGCTCCACAATCAGCATTAAATAAACCTGATGATGGTAAAATTCACATTGTGTACACTTCTACACCACAGAGAGGTTTAGAGATTCTTGTACCTGTGTTTAAGTTCTTGGCGCAAAATAATCCCAACATTCACTTGCATGTTTTCTCTAGCTTTAAGATTTATGGTTGGGATCAGATGGACAAGCAGTACGAACCATTGTATAATGAAATTCGTAACCATCCGCAAATGACGTATCATGGCTATAAACCTAATGCGGAACTGAAAGAGTTTATCAACAAGTGTCACATTTTCGCTTATCCTTCTATTTGGCAGGAAACTAGCTGTCGTGCTATGCTAGAAGCTATGTCTGCTGGTTTGGTTTGCGTCCATACAAGCTATGGTGCATTGCCTGAAACTTCTGGTATGTTGAATATCATGTATCGCGGCGACATGGAAGACAGAAATCATCATGGACAAATTTTGGTACAGCATTTGGGTGCTGCTATTCAAATGATTAATTCTGACAATTATGAAAACATGATCAACTTTAACAAGATCTATGTTGATAGTAGATATAATATCAACAGAATTGTTGGGCAGTGGGAAACAATGCTTGGCGATTTAAAGTGGAGATACCCTACTGTCGACAGCCGAAAGGCAAAGAAGGAAATGTTTATTTACAGGACTAACCATCTATGATTATTTCCAGAACTCCTCTACGTATCAGCTTCTTCAGCGGTGGTAGTGATATGCCCTCGTTCTTTCTTAGAGAACGAGGTGCTGCTCTGTCAGTTACAATCAACAAGTACATATATGTTATGATGCACAAAACTCCACACCTTGGTATCAAAACAATGTATGATACAATTGAGCAAACAGCTGACATTGAACTTATGCAGCATGCTATTACAAGAGAAAGCTTGAAGCATTTTAATATCGACAACGATGTAACAATTGCTTCTATCTCTGATATTTTGTCGAGGGGTTCTGGTCTTGGTTCTTCTTCAGCCTTTACTACAGGATTGCTAAATTGTTTGGCTGAAGGTAACTACACCAGAGAACATTTAGCACAAACAGCATATCATATTGAAAGAAATATGTGTAAGTTTCCTGTTGGTAAACAGGATCAATATGCAGCAGCTTATGGTGGGTTAAACGTTTTTCAATTTGAAACAGATGATGTGGTAACTGTTAAACCTGTTGTTAACAATAATGAAAGTTGGAACAAGTTACAGAACAATCTCCTGCTTATCTATAGTGGTCGTGGTAGATCAGCTAATAGTATTTTACAAAAACAAGCTGCAGCTATGGACGAAAAAGATAAATTCAAGCTAGTAGCACGAAACAGAGATAGAGCTTTCGTTGGGGCTAATCTTTTCTCTGCTTGTTTGATTGACGATTTCGGAGAATTGTTTCATGATGCTTGGATGGACAAAAAGGGATTGGCAAAAGAGATCACCAACGATTATTTCGATGTTATCTACGACAAAGCTTTGAAGGCTGGAGCTATTGGCGGCAAACTGCTTGGCGCTGGCGGTGGAGGATTCTTTTTATTCTATGTGAAACCTGACCACAGAGAAAAAGTTATCCATGCTGTTACTCACGAATCTAGCTGTAAGGTTTATGACTTCAAATTCGTTGAACAAGGATCGACGATTATATCTAGTTGCTAAATTAATAAATACATTGACAAATATACAAAAGGATGGTATAATAACAATGTATAAGACTGGATTATAAATGATTAGCAACAATGTAGTAACCTTCCCGAAACCTTACTCTGGCCCTAAACAAAATGTCACACCGGAAAATATATCACACAATTTGGACATGATGAAACAATTTCATATTCAAGAAACATTGACGAATGTTATTCCAATGATATTCAACCAGTTAGATATTTCCGGATTTTCGCTTGATGAAGAAGATCCATCAGAAGATGAATCAATAAAGGATGGTGCTTTGATTGTAGAATCGATTAGATCTTTTATGTGTAAGTTTTATGGAATCGAACATCCTTTTCAAACATTAGCTAAGAATGTTTTCGAAGCCGATGATAAAGAGCCTGAAACACTAAATATAGTTAACAGCTTAAATATTAAATTGAAAGAAGAAGATTAATCTTCATAGGTGATATTATGATTATTGTTGACCTTAATCAAGTTATGCTTTCGAATCTATTAATGCAACTTGGCAACCATACTAACGCACAGATAGAAGAAAATATGGTAAGACATATGATTCTAAATTCCTTGCGTTCATACAGAACTAAATTTTTCTCAGAGTACGGAGAATTAGTTATCGCTTGCGATAATACGAATTATTGGCGCAGGAAAGTATTTCCTTACTATAAGGCCAATAGAAAGAAAGCTCAAGAAAAGTCAGAAGTTGACTGGAAGGCAGTATTCGAATGCCTGAATAAGATTCGTTCTGAGCTAAAAGAATATTTCCCTTACAGAGTAATTGATATTGAGTCTGCCGAAGCAGATGACGTCATTGCTACACTGGTATTCTCAGCAGCATTGCAGGATGCTCCCCAAGAAAGTAAGGTATTAATTCTTTCTGGCGACAAAGATTTTATTCAACTGCATTCCTACGGCAACGTCAAGCAGTATGATCCTACTCGCAAAAAGTGGATCGTTCACCCTGATCCTTTCTCGTACAAGAGAGAACATATCTTGAAGGGAGATTCTAGTGATGGTGTTCCCAACATTCTTTCTTCTGACAACTGTTTTGTTATCGGTGAGCGTCAGCGTCCGCTTACTGCTAAGAAAATCGAATACTATCTCAAGATTCAACCAAATGAGATGGAAACTAACATTGCTCGTAATTACTTCCGTAACGAACAGCTTATCGACTTGGACCATGTTCCAGAAGATATTCGTTTGAAGGTAATGGAATCTTATTACTCGCAGGATAATAAAGATCGTTCAAAGCTGATGAATTATTTTATCGCGAATAGACTTCGCAATTTAACTGAACATATTGGAGAATTTTAATGGTAATTGGTGTAGCTGAGTTCCTAGAAAAAGTAGGTAAGTTAAAGAGAACTCAAGAAAAGATTGATGCTATCAGAGCAAATGATAGTCTTGTTTTGAGAATTGTACTCCAAGCAGGATATGATCCTAATGTACAGTGGGAGTTACCAGAAGGAACACCACCATACAAACCCAATGATTTAGTAGACCAAGAGCACGTTCTTATTAAAGATTGTGAAAAGCTAAGGTACTTTATCAAAGGATTTCACGATAATCTCCCTTCGATGAAGCGCGAAACTATGTTCGTAGAATTTCTAGAACGTATAGCGCCAAAGGATGCAGAGATGATTTGCCTTTTCAAGGACAAGAAGCCTATGAAGGGCATTACAATTCAACACGTAACAGAGGCATTACCGGGACTTATTCTAAATGAGCAAACAAACGCTGCGTAAATTTAAAAAGAACGATTATTCTTACGACGATGAAGATGAATACATAGATCATAAGAATAAAGTAGATAAACGTAAGCAACGAAGAATTGAGCGTGCACTAAGAACTAAAGACATTAGTGTACTAATTGAAAATGACGAAAATAATGATTGGGAATGATGCCAACATATAGATTCATAAACAATGATACTGGCGAAGAGTTTGAAGACTTTATGACCATATCTGATCTTGATGAATACCTCAAGAGCAATCAAAACATAACACAATTAGTTAACGGTGCTCCGTTAATCCATTCAGGCAGAGGATTGGGAAAGCCGGATAACGGTTTCCGAGACTTGCTGAAAGATATTAAAAGAAGAAATTCTAGAGGTATCACAAGGAGTACAGTTAATACTTTTTAGTAGGACAAAATGGAAGAAAAGAAAAAGCTATCAAGAAAAGAAAAAAGACTTATTAGGCAAAATAATAATAACAATAATGATAACAGCTATCAAGAAAAGCTAAACTTCCAATTAAAAAAAATAGAACCACTAACTAAACACCAAAGAGAATCTTTTGAAGCCTATGATGCAGGCAAAAACCTAATGCTTCATGGTATAGCAGGTACTGGTAAAAGTTTTATTTCCATGTATCTTGCGCTCCAACAAATTATAACTGAGGTGGATGGTCCGTATAAAAAAGTTATAATTGTTAGAAGTGTTGTGCCTACTAGAGATATGGGATTTCTTCCAGGCAATTCTAAAGAAAAAGCCAAGGTGTATGAAGCTCCGTACTATGCAATATGTACAGAACTGTTTGGGCGTGGAGATTCATATGAATACCTCAAGCAAAAGGGGTTGGTTGATTTTATTTCTACCTCTTTTATACGTGGTATCACTCTCAACAATTGCATTATTATTGTTGATGAAATCGCTAACATGACACTACATGAACTTGATTCAGTAATTACTCGCGTAGGTAAGAACTGTAAGATTATATTCTCAGGCGACTTTAGGCAATCTGATTTTACTAAAGATCATGAAAAAAATGGATTGCCTCAGTTTATGAGAATTGTTGACAAAATGAAATCTTTTGCTTTTATAGACTTTGATGAAAATGATATAGTCCGTAGTTCCATGGTGAAAGATTATATTATATGGAAGGACAGATTAGGAATTGTCGCGTAAAGAATTTAAACATACACTGGTCCCTCAGATCAGTTTGACAACACAAACAATCAACGGGCAGCGCTACTATGTGCTGCCCGATGGCGTAACTAAGCTCAAGTCAGTCACTACAATTTTATCAGAGAAACTCGATAAAACTGCTTTGTTAGAATGGCGCAAGAGGGTTGGTGAGGAAGAAGCTAACAGGATCTCTGCGCAATCAACACGTAGGGGAAACTCTATTCACAAGATAGCAGAGCGTTATGTTCTCAATGAAGAGAACATTTATCAAAATGAGATGCCTGTTAATGTCGAGTCGTTCCAACCTATCAAGTCCGCGCTGGACGCCCATGTAGATAATATTCTCGGAGTAGAACTACCGTTGTGTTCTAAGGCACTTGGTTGCGCTGGTAGAACAGACTTGGTAGCTGAATATGACGGAAAAGTTTCTATCATTGATTTTAAAACATCGAAAAAGTTAAAGAAAGAGGAATGGATTGAAAGCTATTTCCTACAGTCAACTGTATACTCAATGATGTTTGAACGCATCTACAGCATATCTGTTCCTCAAATTGTAATTATTTTAACTGTAGATAACGAAAGAACGCCCCAGACTTTCGTCATGGAGCGTTCTCGGTATGTTAATAGAGTGATAGAATTATTTACTTCTTAAAAAGGTTTCACATATATGGCCTTTCTCCGTACACCCAAGTTCCTAGCATCATTCTTGTTCCAGAGGTAATAGGTGTAACTTCGTGTAACATATATCCAGGATAAAAAACTAGAGAGCCTTTTTTCATATCAAGTTTATGTCTGCCGTTATTCGCAGTGATCGGTCTGTTACCATCATATAATATGAAGTCGCCGCCTTCGTAATCAATTCCTTGATTGGTTAAGGGTATTATACACGAAAGCTTTACTGTAGAATTGAACGGAGAATCGATATGGGTTGCCATGTGTCCACCCTTATTATACCTAAGCAATTCGAGCTTCTCGAATTTTGAGATCAAATAGTTATAATGTTTAGAATTTATTAACTGTACTGTTTTCTCTAGTTTGTTGTAAATGTCTTCAAACCCTTCGACATTTAGCCTTGCACTGTCTGCTATCTTGAGATCGAAGTTAAACCTTCCATTTCCCATAGTTGAAGGGGACAAATTATCTTGCCCCCATTCAATTAAACGATTTATCTCTTCATCAGTTAAAAAATCGTCAACAGCTGTTACAACATTTCTTTTGGGAACATCGAAAACCCAATACCAATTATCTATAAGTTTACCCATAATAACTCCACATTAATGGCGGAAGGTAAGGGATTTGAACCCTTGGTACCTCTAGCGAAGTACGACGGTTTAGCAAACCGCTGCTTTCGACCGCTCAGCCAACCTTCCTAATCTTGAATATAAATCGTAGTATTATCTGCGCCATAGTCCTTAACAAGTCGGAAAAGCCAACGAGCGTTTCTCGGATGCAAACGAATACAACCATGAGAAGCAGGACGACCCAACTTATTTATGGCGTCTGTTGCATGGATAGCATATCCTCCATGGAAGAAAATAGAGTGAGGCATTGGGGCATTGTTGTACTTGCTGGAGTAGTGCATCTTGGTAAGATAATATGGCTGATAGATGCCACGAGGCGTAGAGAAACCCTTACGACCTGTAGAAACATCCCACTCAAAATAATCGGTTGGAGTCTCCACATACATTGTTTGTTCTGAGATATCTACTACGATTGTTACCTCTTCAGCCTTTGCTCCAGTAACAAGCATAAAGATCGCTGCAATTACAATAGAAACATAAACAAAAAACTTGGCCATCATATATCCTTTGTTATCTCTTCAACTATTATATTATAGCTTATTTGATATTAAAAGTCAAATGGTGCCTGAGGTGGGACTCGAACCCACAACACTCGGTTTTTGAGACCGATGCGTCTACCGATTGCGCCACTCAGGCATGGTGCTGCCAGAGAGATTCGAACTCCCGACCTGATGATTACTAATCAACTGCTCTACCAACTGAGCTATGGCAGCTTCTAAAGTATTCTAACATCTCTTCAAATGTTTTTGGACCTAATGGTTTCCAATTAAGACCAAAGCATTCTTCACAACCTGCACAACATTTGGGAGAACCACAGGGTTTCTTAGTGCACTTTCCATAAAAGTATTCCCAATATGTCATAACAAGTTCCTAAATGGTGCGGATGGAGGGACTTGAACCCCCACTCCTTCCAGAACTGGTTTCTAAGACCAGCGCGGCTACCGTTACGCCACATCCGCATTATTGGTAGCCGATGAGAGATTCGAACTCCCGACAGCCTCGGTGTAAACGAGATACTCTACCGCTGAGTTAATCGGCCATAAATTGGAGCGGGTAGCGGGAATCGAACCCGCGCACTCTCCTTGGCAAGGAGAAAGGCTACCATTACATCATACCAGCATTTTATTCTATTTAGTTCTAGAAACTCTATGGTCTTCTACCATTTTATATAGGAAACGATGATCATAAATTTCAAGATCAGCGTCGCATTCTTTCATATCCCATACGATATCCCAAACATCTTTGGCGTTCATATCGTGTCCGTTTTCAATCGCGTTATTATAGCTTTCAACAACTCGATTGTATATTACCTTCTTGTCGTACTCTGTCATTTCCTCAAAGTTGTGACAGCCGCAATACTTACAACCAACGTTACTCATTTCTTCGTAAGTATCAAAGTGACGATAGTAAGCATGAGAACACTTACAGATACGATCATCACCGTAACTTGGGTTGTATACCCATTCGACTTTCATAATTTTAAGATATGGTTCATCACTCATTTCATTATCCTATAAATTGGTGCGTCATGGTAGAATCGAACTACCTTTTCCGGCTTATGAGACCAGCGAGATGCCCATCACCTCCCAAGACGCATTATAGTTTCTTCTCAATCTTTTTCCAAAGACGATCATATTCTTCATTGAGTTTCAAGAATTTCCAGAGAGTATCATCATACTCTGGATAACGCCACTGTCCGAGAACAGGTTTCTTGTTCCTCATCTTTTCAACAAGAACATCAATTCTCTGAGCTACGGCAGTTACTTTAGCGAACTCTTTCATCTTTACTCTCTAAATGGTGCAACCTCTCTGGATCGAACAGAGTTCTTCCGCTCTTCAGGCGGACGTGAGCACCAGCTTCACCAAGGTTGCTTTAATTTAAAATTCTAAGGAAGAAAGAACTATCTTCCCATTTTCTCTTTCTTGATTTCCTAACCTAATATGTTTTTCTTTATGAAACTCATCATAAAATATATCGTTCATGATAAGAACATCATATTCGATAGTATCGAGGTACTTTTCATCACCAAGAATTATTTCATAGAAAATTTGATTGAGGTTCATCGTGTAAACAGCACCATCATAACCTCTTTCTCTGTTCTCTATACCTATTACATTAAAATTGTTTTTTGTTAAAAGTAATGGTATAAGTCCTGTGCCAGTACCAAGATCAACTATCTTTTTATTACGATAAAGATCCGGATCAGAAATAATGTCTAAGGCTATCTTAGGGTTTGCATAATGAGGATCAGGAAACCGATCATAACCGTATATGTGTTTCCCACTAGCATATCCTGGGATATTAATCCCCTCTATGACCAAATGAACTCTTTCTGACCAAATCTTTTCGTTATCTGCGTTTAGATAAGACTTCATATTGAGAACCTAAAATGGAGCACCCGACAGGATTCGAACCTGCATCAGCCATCGCTGGCCACTTCCAGTTACCTTACTCTTGGTTCGTAGCCAAGGTGGATACGGATGCATAATTGGAGTAACTGGCCAGATTCGAACTGGCACCTCAAGGATTTGCAGTCCCGCGCATTAACCGTTTTGCTACAGTCACAATTTTGGCGATCCTAACGGGACTCGAACCCGCCTTTCCGGATAGACAGTCCGGAGCCTTCCCTGACGGCAATAGGACCAATGGATGCGTGGGGTAGGATTCGAACCTACGACCTTCTGCTTATGAGACAGACGAGCTGACCACTGCTCCACCCCGCAACATTATTTTTGTAATATACTATATCTTTAGATATTAATCAAGTCTTTTGTTGTCTTAGTAAAGAACCAACAAGTAGAAGGCGTGACACCAACCTTCTCATGAGAACAATGATCCTTGATCGCTTTAACGATTCCAGGATATGGATCGGCGAAGTCATGACCTGCGAACAATCCACCAACCTTAACCTTTGGATGCCAAGCTAGGAGATCCTTACGGAAGGACTCGTAGTCGTGAGAAGCATCGATAAACACAAAGTCAAGAGACTCATCTTCATACAGAGCAGCAGACTCGGCGCTGTCTCCCTTGATGCCCTTGACCATTCCTGGACGTTCCTGCTCAACAGGCTTCATGTTATTTGTAAAAACCTCGAACAAACGACCAGCCTGATTGTCGCGATCGTGCATCTGTCCAGGTTCAATAGGCGAACCAGTGAAGTTGTCAATACAATCGAGCGTGATTTCCTTACCGCTATTGATAATCTCAACAGCGAGGAACGAAGAACTTTGACCCTTCCAAGGACCAACCTCTACAAACTTGCCCTTCTGGGGAGCATTAGCTACCGCATAAGCATAAATGTCTGCGAAGTTAAACCAGCCTTCAACCTTTTGAAAATAATGTTCCATAGTTCCTCCAATTAATCAGTATCAATAACAAGATCGCCAGAAAGCGAGACTCTATAACCATCAGAAGTATAGAATGGGTTTACAGAGTGACCAAGCTTGGCTGGGAACAAACAAATAATTCCTTCATACTCATTATCAACTGGGAACGGGAAGCTACGGGTTTGTCCGAGAATGTCAGTGTAATAGGCTACAAAATTACCAGCTATAGGCAGCGTAGACTCTGGATACAGAGCTCGCTCGTCGGCAGCGTGATAAGGAACCTTGGCCCAAAGAGCGAACGAATAAACACCACCATGGATATGGTGCGGATGGAATTCATTCTTTGCCTGGAAGTTTACCCAGATATCCTTGAACTTAAACTTAGTAACCTTTGAGGCAACTTCTGTTACGTTACGAATATGATGCGGCTGGGACATCTGATCATGAGCCTGTGCTAGACCAACAATATACTCAAGCATTACAGGAATCAGTTCTTCACTAAGGTCAAACTCCTTGGCGATGTTCGCTGTCAGCTTATAGTTTGCCTTCTTACCTTCCTTAAAGTCTGTGTCCATAAGCTTTTGGACAACCTTGTTAACAGGGTCCATAATTTCCTTTGGAACTCTTTGAAATAAGACACCTGAGTTTGGGAAAGTGAAGAATAATCCTTGGCCTTCTTCGAGCCTTGTAATCTGATCCGCCATAATAATACCTCTCATTTAAGCATAAAGTAAACCACTTGTCTACACAAGTATTTAGTAGTGGAATTGGCGGAAGGCTGGCAGAATCGAACTCCATACCGGTCAAGGTACCACTCGTTTTCAAGACGAGGTTGCTCCCAGAGCAATTAACCTTCCATTATTGGCTCCCGTAGTAGGATTCGAACCTACCGCATAGTGATTAACAGTCACTCCTCTCCACCTAGGACAGTTCACGGGAATAAACTCGATGCGATTTCTTATAGTGGTTACGCCCTCCACTCTTCGTAGTATAGCTAGTATACCTAGATCTATTTATAAAGTCAAGGACTTAATTTGATTCCAACGCCAGATTAAACGCCATCTTAACCAAAACTTCTCGCGTCTATACAAGACAAAAAGATTCCTCCACCAGAGAGGGAAGGCGTAATCTTTAAATCTTCCAGTGTAAAAAGGATTATGAATAGCAAGGTACAAAGATCTAATTTTTCTTCTATGTCCTTTTGGCCATTCAGGAATAGCTTCCCAGTTTTTATTCATGTTATTCATAACAAATCCTTAATTGGCTGCCCTTCGTGGATTCGAACCACAATTGCTGGAGTCAGAGGCCAGAGTCCTGCCGTTAGACGAAAGGGCAATAATAAATTGGTCCCTGATGGTAGAATCGAACTACCGTAACTGGCTCCACAAACCAGCGTTCTACCATTGAACTAAACAGGGTTGGCAGCGCATAAGGGAATTGAACCCTTCTCCCCGGATTGAAAGCCCAGTATTCTAACCACTAAACTAATGCGCCATAATTGGAGGACTGGGTGGGACTCGAACCCACGATGTTGTATAGCAGATTAAAAGTCTGCGCCGTTCGCCACTACGGTAACCAGTCCGTATACTTTGTAGTGCGGCTACTTCTATAGACTATAAGCTATTACAACAACAATTACTGCCGCCCTTATTCATTACCCAGTAAACTGGCAGTCTATATCGGACGGTATCCCGCTGGAGGGACTCAGTATATAACAGGATCCGCTTGGTTTTCTATCATGCAAGAAAGTTAATTGCTGCAAGGATCCTTAAACTTGGCTGGAAGACTAGGGATCGAACCTAGATTCGTGGTTTCAAAGACCACCGTCCTACCGTTAGACGATCTTCCAATAAACTGGTTCCAGCGACGGATTCGAACCGTACTTTGGTAGTGTGCACCTACCGCCCCAGGCTATGCTAGAAATAAACTAAATACTCCGTCAACTCATAATATGGAGTATACTATGGAAACTTATATAAGTCAAGTCATTTATTTACCCTTTTCTTGGGACACAACACAAACTATGCCGTGCCGTGGGCAAATTTTAGACATTCATCATTACCAAGCTTTGTTCTCTCTATTGGGAACTCGCTTTGGCGGCGATGGACAAAGAACATTCGCATTACCTGATCTAAGACCTTGGAACGATGTAGGACCAGATTATGGTCATCGCACTCGTCGCGAATGGCACGAAGATGAGTTGGTCGCTCATATGGTAATGAACGGGGTTTATCCTTCACACGGATAATTGGTTGGCACAGAAGGTAACGATCCTTCCACCCCTGTCTTATCAGGACAGTGCTCTACCTCTGAGCTATGCGCCAATGATTCGTTACACCTTACAGGTTTAGCCCTTTCGCGAACAGAGTCAGCAATCCTGTATTCGTAAGCTTTCCCTCATGTTGGGCTTACTAGGTCTCCCCTGTCTTATCTAGAAAAACGGGTAATTTGGTGGGTGAGAAAGGATTCGAACCTTCTAAGTCATAGACAACGGATTTACAGTCCGCCGCAACACGCCGTCGTTGCCGCTCACCCGAACAAGTATTATTCTTTTTCTGGCCACTGAACTATTAAGTTTGGGTCAGTAACCTTTACATCATTAATACGAATGCCACCCTGTTCAATCAATCGTCTAGCTGCACTCTTGCTTTTTGCAAATCCAGCAGCAATGACTATTTCGACTAACGAAACAGTTCTTGGTACAGTTATTTCAGGTAACATTGTATTCTCCTAAAAAGCGCCAACCTCACAGTTATTCGGCTGGCTGTCTGACATTCATGACGCGCATCACTGCTACGTAGTCAGATCAAATTGGTGCCGCATGAGAGAATCGAACTCCCATCAGAGGATTACAAAGCCCCTGTACTGCCATTGTACTAATGCGGCATTAATGGTGGACCTGTGGAGAATCGAACTCCATTCATCCCGGTGCAAGCGGGATATAATACCCATTATACTACAAGCCCAATAATTTGGCGAAGGTCCTAGGAATCGAACCTAGTTCTCAAGGTTTTGGAGACCTGCGGATTGCCATCTTCCTCGACCAACGCACTTAAATGGAGCGGAGCGAATCACTCATACAAGTTTCTACTCCACATAAATTGCTGGCGCGTTTTTATAGAGGTGTCAGCCCGTCCTCTACTGGTACGCACAAGAGACAGAGTGCACCTACCATCTCTATAGTAGTCCAGCGATTAAATTGGTCGGAGTAGTAGGATTCGAACCCACGACCCTCTGCTCCCAAAGCAGATGCGCTACCAGACTGCGCTATACTCCGTTAATTGGAGGACCACCGGGAAGTCGAATCCCGACCTGAAGGATTAAGAGTCCTTTGCACTACCATTATGCTAGTGGTCCAATGTTATCACTTCAGAAACCCACCAACGGATTCGAACCGTCCATCTTGAACGCCACAAGGCGCGACTGTGTCCACCACAAAGGCAGTAGCTACAATGCCTCGGTGGGTTTCTGAAGAGATAACTTTCGTTATCTCAGATCAACAATTTCAATCAGCAGCTTTATCATTCACTTTACACACTATACTTTAGACAGTATTTAAAGTCAACAATAAAAAAAGGCGGGAGTTTCGTCCCGCCTTTAAGAACCTATTTAAGATCCTTTATTCGACGAGACCTGCGGCAAGAGCCTTGTATCCTGCAGCAATTAGTTTACGTGATGGTGTACCAAAGCGATACTTCTGAGTCACGCGACCCTTTGAATCTGTATGTTGATTCAAGTAAATCGGGTAGCCTTCCATACGGAGAGTATAGACAGTATTATAAGGATTGGCTACATTATAGCGAGCAGAGATCTGCTTGGCTGTGAGTTCCTCACCCTTTAGAACAAGGGCTTCGTAAACTCGATCAGTAGCTGTAGAAGTCATATTCATTCGTTTCTCCATTTCAACATTATTTAGTCATTATAAACTAAAGACGAATTAAAATCAAGCTCTTTTTTAGAGCATATCAATTAATCGTCCTTCACTATTCACAGCACGCACCCGCTTTCCAGGATATTGAGAAGCAAGCTGTTCCATCGCAGCGACAATCATCGCTGGGATATTGCGTGTAACATGACCAGTTCGCCAGTTACCAGTATCGTCCTGGAGCTGGATTTCGATATTACCGAAATCAGTTGTCCCGATCGATGCTGAAGCATTGGTCGAGTAGTGCGTTGAGCTCAGCTCGATTCGAGCAAGCCAACTTAACAGTTTTCCAATCATCGTTAGTATTTCTACCGCTTATCTCTATAAGAAATCCGTTATCAATCATCTTTATGTTTATATCTTCGCCTATCTTACAAATAAAGTCAACAACTAATTTACTCATCCGCGCCTCGATTTTGTTCCAACAGTTTTTATATCAGTTTCAGGAGTACAATACTGCAAGCCACCCTTATTATAGAGGGGCATAACACGAGAAGCTTTATCTAGAATCTCTTTGCGAACATGTTCCGGCTCTTTATGGAGCCGAGTCATAATATCTTTCTTCGCGCAAGAATCTCTAGATCCAGACATCTCGACAGATTCGTACTTTCTTTCAACCTTTATAGTCTTAGTATACTCTTCTTGCCAATTAATGTCAAGCTTTTTCTTTGCTTTCAACTGATTGGGGGAAAGTCCGCGCTTTTCCAACCATTTCTGATGTTCGACATCAGACTTACTGGGCTTGCTCTTACGTTTCTTAGAGTTCGTAGTCGTGTAATATGCAGGAAGTAGATGCATAGTCATACATTTAATCTCCTATCGTAGGAGTAGTATACTATGGTTCCGAATTATTGTCAAGCAGATCTTTTATAGCTTCTTCTAGAGCAGTTTTTTGCAACCCGTATATCGGGTTTAAATTTTTAATGACGTAAGTGTGGTTACAAAGATCGGTTTCTTTATTGATCTTATATCGAATATCGATAACCTTTTGTAAGGATAAAACGAATTCGTCAATCTTCTCTTGCTTCGACTTCATCGTCTTTTCCATCATCAACGATTATGTATTTGGCATCTTTGTCAAAGACGGCATATGCTTCTAACAATTTTCTAACTTTATGAAGTCTAGAAATAGACTTGTTTAATGTTTCTTGAACAATTGGATCGTTCTCTCCACCATACAAATCCATTAAAGCAGCATCAATATTAGAGTCCACTGAGTAGTCTATATGATACTTAATAATGTCTCCATCAGGAGTAACTTCTTCTCGAAGTTCTAGAGGGGGAAATAATATTTCTTTAATTTCTTCTAACTTTTGTTCTGCAGTAGTCTGAGGTTTCTTTTCAACTTTCCATGGCATTTTCATCATATACGATTTTCTCTCACACTTTTCCAACAATTACAATTTAAACACGTTTCTGTGGCACTATTAGATAGACACTTTTTCCTCTCAAAGAAATCAACTAAAGCCATTTCAACCAAACGATTTTGTTGGAGTTTGCGTTTCAACTCTTCAATGTCTCTAGCTATTTCTTTGCAAGTTTTAGTCATTACGCTTCTTTCGTCCCATGTTGTATTTTGCTTCTAGAATCCAATCAGACTTATCTTTGTGACTGATAATCTTAATTTGACTTATAGAGGCTAATGGATCTTTAATATTTTCGGAATCGACTACTTTAAGTAAACCCCAATCCTGTAACAACTCAATAATTTTATTTCTGCGACCCTTGTCTTCGTCGGAGAAATTAGAGGGTTTACCATCAATTATAAACATCTCTTTGAAGTGTACGATATAATACTTTCCTTGTTTATGGAAAATATGACAAGACTGATATAACTTATTTTCTTTTCTAGAAGCTACACCGATGCGAGTTAAGGTTTCTTTAATCTTTAGAAAATCTTCTTCTTCGCCTATCTTCACCTCAATTAATTTTTCAAGTAATTCATTCATTTAACTCCACCTTTTTCTAATCTTTTTCTTATTATATCAAGTTGAGCTTCTGTTAAAACTCTTAGTACAGCTTTAGATTTGGCTGTATTATATTTATAATACTCTTGAATTAGGGAAAGGTTTTGTTCTTCCTCTTTCTGTAGCTTCTCAAGCCTCTTGTCTAACTCTTTCTTTTTGTTAAACCTTTTAGTCTTTCTGATACTATGAAAAAGATAGTCGTAATGCATCTGATCTGTTATATGATAGTTCATATTCATCTCGTTAGCATAGAACACCGTATCTAAAAAATTAGAAAGAGAACCATTGGTTCTCCATTTATTATATTTGTATTCTTGACTCTTTACATCTAGATGCACTTTACCGAAATTGACGCTGTTTTCATAACACCAATCATATTTGGCCTCGGTAAGTTTTTCCTCAATAGGCTCTGGGTCCTTTCTTTGCTGCAAAGTTACATCTAAAAATTTCATACGAATTCCGCCTCTATAATAACTTCCGCAAGGAAAGCAGCAAAGTTGATTTCAGCATTGGCTGCAAATGCATTTTGATATTGATACTTGGCAATCAAAGTAACCAAGAGAGGAATGCTCTTCGGCGTAAAGAACTGAGAAGCATTATCATAGAACTCATTATACAGAACGTTAACGTCTGTATCAATGTTGTTCTTGACCCACCTACGCACTTCGGTGTAATTCTTTCCCTTCATCATATCGATTAATTCGCGGATGCTAGTCTGCTGAAGGTTAGCAAGAATGCCACTGTCAATCTTGCCTGTAGCAGCATAACGCTGGAGTTCATTGAGAACTCGACGCCAATCGGGGAAAAACTTCTGAATGATCTCAGCTACAGCTGGCTTGTCGTAAGAGACATTCTCGTTTGTGAGAATTGTCTCAACCCGCTTAAAGAATTGTCCGGCAAGCTTTGCCATATCCTTCTTGCCGATCTTAAAGTCTACGACAGAGCACCGAGAATGTAGCGGTTCAATGATTCGGTTCTTAAAGTTGCATGTAAGGATAAACCCGCAGTTTCTGCTAAATTCTTCCATGAAATTTCTAAGGGCTGGCTGGGTTGAATTGGCATTGAGGTAATCTGCCTCATCAAGGATAACGTACTTTCGTCCACCACTGAGAGATACACTTGAGGCAAAGTTGAGAATCTCATTACGAAGTGTGTCGATGTTACCATTCATAGATCCGTTAATTACAATATAATCACAACCCAACTGCTCAAGCATAGCACGAGCCACCGTTGTTTTACCAACTCCAGCTGTACCAGATAGAATCAGATTTGGGATATTCTTTTGATCAACAAATTGTTGAAAGGTTGCCTTCAGGTCAACCGGAAGGATAGTGTCCTCAATAGTCTTAGGACGATACTTTTCTACCCACAAAAATTCTTCGTTCATTAGTTTTTCCTTCCCGAATGATATTCGTCATAACAAGGTATACAATATCCTCTAAGATCTTTAGCTTGGATATTGTCAGGATGAATATGTTGTCTGTTTGACTTAACATAAAAATCGCTGTATATTTTGTGTTCACCACAGTAAGTACAAGGTTTCAGCTTATACCCCTTGCCCTCGAGACCAAGAGCGGAAAAGATAGTATTAGTTACGTTGTTCGAAACATGCCTAGTAACTCTAGGCACAACACGGTCACGCTTCATCGAAATCTCCATAATATAACAAAAGTAGGGGAGCCGAAGCTCCCCAATTCATTTAGAATGTTGAGCTTTGCTCAACCGCGATCCAGTATTCAACTTCCTTACCAGAGAAGTGAGAGATACCACGAGAACTGATAGTTACCTCATAATCTCCAGGGATAATCTTAATGTTTTCGGACTTAAAGATAGCTCTGAAAGTCTTATCAGTATCGCCGATATTGATAGAATAAATGTTTCCTGTCACATTCTTAGTGTCAGCTGCCTGAAGGAAAACATTGCGTCCATCGCCAAAGACTACAATTTCAGGAAGTGAAAGAACACCAGCAGCCTTCTCAACATCCCTCAAATGTTCATTGGTCAAAGTAAAACTGACATCAACTGATGGAAGATTGATCTCCTTATCAGGAGCCTTTGTGATAGTGCTTTCTTCAGCATAGGTATACTGAGACTTCTTGTTTCCGTCAAAGATCTCAACCGACTTGTCGCCAAACCTCAACTCAGGATCGTTGAAAAGGCTCACAGTTGAAATGAACTGGTCAAGGTCATAGATAGCAAACTTCTTGCTGAAGTCAGTGTCAACCTTACCCTTTGCCATGATTGTCTTTGAAGGAGAAATGGTCTTCAAAACATTTCCTTCTTGTACAACAATTGATGGGTTAATCTTTGCGAAGTTCTTAAGAACATTCAGCGTATTAGTCGAAATCTTCATATTATTCTCCATAATGTTTATCACAATAAAATCATACTATAAAAGCTATTAAATAGCAATCACAAATACTTCGCTTCAAGTTTTCCCTGTCTTGCATTCTCAACTGCTTCATCTTGCTTTGGTGCCTTCTTTCTTAAAGCTCCTGGATCAGCAGTTGCGCTTGCACCAATAGCAGCAAGATCAGCAAGAGAGCCACCAAAGATGTAAGTACCAACGTGCTGCATCTTCATCCATGGACAGAACCAAGTTTTAAGACCAGCTTCCTGCGCCTTCTGACAGAACCAATAATCTTCAGACAAATAACGCTTAGACTTAGGATCAATTTCTGCCTGGAAAAACTGCATAATTTCGCGGCTTCCATCGAAAGCCTCAGTGCGAACATGGTCAGGACGATACATCATTTCCTTATATGTATCAGCAAACTTCTGCATTGCAGCCTTTGTGACCATCATGAAGCCTGTGCCGATTTCAAGAACTTCACAAGGTTCAGAAATTTGAATAGATCCTTGACCGTTCTTTGGGTTGAACACATAATCACCAACGAACTTTTCAAGAACTCCAGGATCTTCGTCGGCAACACCCTTATCAACAGCCATCTTAATCTTTTCCCAGCTGATGCACTTCTTGGGATAAGGTCCACCAACAATGTCATACTTCTCTGGTTCGTTTGCTTGTAGAGCCATGAGAGCAATGACATCATGAGGATTAAATCCGATGTCAGAGTCGATAAACATGAGATGCTGTGAAGGCGATCTCATAAACTCGTCGCAACAATAGTTACGAGCGCGAGTAATCAACGACTCGTTAAACAAGAAATACATCTGAAGGGGAATACCGTTCTGAGAACAGATAGCAGCTAGATCTGCCACCGATCTAGCAAACATACCAGCGCACTGGCCACCATACATCGGTGTTGCTAGAAACAGTCCGTTCTTTCTTAGAGTTTCTATTTCAATCTTAATTTCCATTATTTACCATCCTTATAATGATCTACGTATAGACACATGAATATATAGTGCAAAGCCTTCATCAAGTCTTTCTTATTGCTTCCGTTCTTCTTACCATAACGCCAAAGATACTTAATAGCAGTGTTGCGAAATGTTGGAGTTGAATCTCCAAGAGCAATCCAGGCATCAAAACATTCAATAGACTTATCTTCTGTCATATAGTGTTCAGAATACGTTGCGTCTAAATGTGCTTTGAGGTCAGCTAGAATCTTATCCTCAGCGTATTTATACGACAAAGAGTTCAATTCACTGTTTTTTCCATCAAAAATATATTCTTTGACTGGAGCAGCCTTACCTATAATAAACCCACTCTCGTCAAAGATATATTCATTATCACTATCACAATCACAATTGCAATTACCAGTACAAATCATCACTTACCTACCATTTCATAAACTATGTCTAAAATATGATTTTGTTCTTCAAGAGTATTATTAACATACTTGAAGGTGTTGAACATCAATGTCATATTAGACATGATGTTTGAGATCTTTGTTTCTCTCCCTTGTAACCACGTTTCATTCTGATTGCTTCCACGTTCCTTATATCTTTCTTCGCGAATTTGCTTTGTTGTTGAAAGATAAATGATACTAAGATCATATTTGTCTAAACAATGCTCAAGGAAAGAAGCAGTGAACAAGCGATCGCCTTCGAACAATACAACTGAATTTGACGGGATTGAAGAAAGAAACTTAATAGCTTCTGGCTGAACAGCCATGCTCATACGATCTGTCCCAGAAAATACTTCGCCTTCTTCGTACTTTCCTAGGATATAGATATTATCTTTTTGTAAGTAGGGAACAAGCTTGAAAGCATCATAGTTTGGTGTAACTTGGTAATGCTTAATAATTTCTTTCATCAAGGTAGTTTTGCCTGATCCAGGCTCGCCACCAATAGCAATTACTTTCATAATACCTCACATAAATTCTTCAAGACCAATTTTATTTTGTACGAACAAACCTGTCGCGTCTAATATATTATTTTGGCTATACAGAGCCATTTTACTATCATCAATCTTATTAGTCAACAGTTTATTATTTAGTGTTTCTTTACGAGCGTCCCACATTGGTTGCCAATCAATACCAAACCAATCATCGTTTTCGCACTGTTTAATTTCTTCAGCTTGACGATCAAGGTAATAACCAAGGTAACGCCCACGACTGACACGAAATAGCTTCTTGAATGAACAAAGACAAGTTTCCATATCAAAGTAATCAGTGTTTGGAAACTCTTCTCTAACTTCCTGCAAAATATAATATGCTTGACCATCAAGATAGTTAATCTCTTGATCGGTAAGTTTCTTATCATACCAATCGTCAAGCCCAAGAGCCATAACAAGACCGTTACGATGAGAACGACTTCCATCATAATCGTCAAGCATCAAATGTGGAGGTTCAATGGGAACACCACAACACTGTTTGAGTGTTTGCATATAAAACCAAGTTGAGTAACGACCAAACTTATGGAACTTTGTTTTTACTTCTGACCAAAGTCCGTCGAAGTTTTCTCTTGCTGATCCTTCAAGGAAGGGATCGAAGGTTTCTTTTTGAGTGCGATCACCAACCCATTGCTTGTAACTTTCGAACTGGGCTGGAAGATGACCTTTGTTCCACTTGGTGTCAGTTTGATAACGGAGCCGTTTGTAATTGTTATTATTCCATTCGCGGAGGCGTTCGACTCCAACGAGTTCCATGTCGGGGAACTCATTCCAAATCACCCAAGTTGTTGGGAGATAATAGGTTGTGCCATAAATCCAAGAGATCCATAGTTTTTGCTCCGTATTATGTTCGAAACGATCGAACAAATAGTTAGTCATGAAGATAGCAGGGTCGCAATCCTTAATAGATAAGGACCACTTATACCATTTAATAAAGTCTTGCTTACGTTGTGATTGTATTTTTGTCATCAAAAAAGCATTTCATAAATTCATTATATCTAGAAGGATGCTCAAAATCAAACTCTTTATGTTTCTTTACTTTCTTCATAATCCACTTTATCTTAGCATTACGCAATTCTTGCGGATATGAATTAAGTATTTCTAAAGAACTCATATTTGTAGTTTGTTTAAAACATTCAACGCCTTTATCATTGATTGGCAAATCACAAAACATCGAATGACTGATGGTTGTTCCCCAATAAGTCATTCCAAGTTTATCATAAAAACCAAGAGCAGATTTATTACAATCTAAACGAATGCTAGTTGCGCCAGCTTCTACAGCCTCTAGTATGTTACGATGTAACATTTCTCGTGCAGAACCTTTACCCCTGCCAGAAGCAGGAGTAAAGATATTTGATATAAAAAGAACTTTTGACTTTGCTTGGCCTGAAATCTTCATAAAACAAACAGAAAGAATATTTCCGTTTAGTTCTAATACTCTCGGAGGCCAATCTTCCCAAGCTTTCATAAAGTCCCACATTCCTATAGCAACTTTAGAGAACTTGAAATCTTTTCCTATAAGAGTATTATGATACTTTAAATAATCGTTTTTGTCAAGCGTTTTGTAGATCATATTGCTTCTAAAAATCTGCGCTGTTTACCAAGAACATTCAGACCGAGCTTTTCAGCCGTTTCATTGTCTAGATTACGATCAGTTCTTTCATACTTGGTCTTTTCCCAACCCATGTACAATTCGTGATCATATGTAAATGGAGGGAACTTGTAATCATAAGAAAAAAGGATTTCCTGCACATCAGGTCCGTTGTTAAGCGCAGCATCCATAAAGGCAGTGGCGAAACGGAAGCTGTCTTCAATTTCGCGGCGATCAATAGAGCTACGGAAACAACGAAACTCTACAGTCTTTGAGTTCTTCAAAGCATAGGTATGAATACCATAGCGGAAAGGACGAGATTGAATTTTAGCATCCTTACCACAACAATGAACACGAAGCCAATCTTCAAAGTCAACAGGAACAGTTGCAAGATTTTCAAGCAACCAATTAGGGGCAATACGACCACCATCATGCTTCAAATAAGTCTTTGCAGTCTTTGTCTGTGTCATATTAGGATAGACTCTAAACTGATAAACACGATCCATAGTGATGTGCTGATTTTCCTTGATGTAACGCATCAAACGCTTTAGAGCGTCAATATCTTCAATCAAACCTGGAACGTGAATATGAAGATGACCGTGATTAACACAACCAGCAGTAGGAGAAGTTCCATGCGCATCAAATAGCTCCTTAACCTTCATGATGTTATCAACTTGATGCTGCCAAGTCTTTGTAGGTTTCATATTAATTTCGCCGCCGACTGGCGGATTAATTCCTTTCGGGTCTGAACCAAGACCACGATAAGGTTCTCTTTCATTAATAATATCTGTTTCGCAATATTCCCAAGAACCAAGTTCTTCAGGAATTTGCATCTTGCGATCTATATCGCCCCACTCGATTTCGAAACCATAGGTAAATGTATTTGGGTGATAATACTTCATTGTAAATCCTCAATATTGAATGTTTCTTTAAGCCACTTATCATCAGCCACTTCAAAATGACTGAGCTTAAAGTTATTTACATTATAAATTTCGAACATTCTAGTTTTTTCTGAACTAGGGATACCGCTGCGCTTTAAAATGTCTTTTGTAGATGCAAAGATCGTTACACGATCATCAGAATAATAGTATAGCGGTCTTTCATGATTTCGGAAAGCTGTTAATCTTTTATCGGCAAACAGCGCACAGACCGCCATACTAGCTGGGTGAAACACAGCTAGTGGATTTTCGTCTTTTTCCATTGCTCGCAGAACAAGCTCGGAGTCGTTTGCTGTTTCTGTTTCATAGCCAAATAGCTGACGCCATGTGCTAGGAGGTTCTTGGGATATGACTCCGTTATGCACAACGCCCAACTCATCAGTTGCAAAAGGCTGATTGTAACGTAGGTCAGAAGTGCTATAGCGAATGTGACCAATACAATAGAGATTACCATCTTCGTTTCTCCAAGTTTCTAAGTTTTGTTTTTGTATAAACTTATCAGCCGGAATTGGTTCTTTAATTGTGTGAACTTTACCATTCTTTACATAAGAAACACCAGTAGCATGCTTGCCACGAATCATTGACTGTTGAAAAAGACTACGGATAATTCCGTAGTCTCTCTCGTTAAAATCAGCAATTGTTATGCCAAGGACTCCACACATTAAAAGAATGCATCCAAGCTCGCTGCTGCTTCCTTTGCGTATGGATCTGTAATGTTGTGCTTCTTCATATAATCAAACCACTCTTGATCATCCCACATTCCGGGAGAAACACCATTCCATAATGGTCTTTGTAACTTGTGATCCTTATTAAGGCGGCGCTCCTCAACAAACTGTTTACGAAGCATCTCGTAATCCCAAGATTTCAATTCAACCATCTTTTCACGGAAATAACAAACAAGTGTCAACCGATCATTATCGTCACCAATAAGAGCGTCATTACCATGAATACCACCATGGTTGTTAACGAGCAACATATCTCCAGGTAGAAGATTGATACCTATACGATATTCAGGGAGAATAAACTCAGCACCTTTCCAACCCTTACCTTCAGGACCAGTGATGCCACAGATGTTAGAAAACCCTTCATGCAAATCACCAGCGTCTCGGTGACAAGCTGTACGCCAGTTATGATTAACTGTCAGTGTTGTGAAAACTGTCTCATCAACAAGGAATCTCGTGTCAAGCTTGTCAGCTTCGCGGCGCTGATTGCCCCAGCGAATAGGTAAAAGTTCTCTAAACTGGTCATTTAACTTACGAAGATAAGGGAAAGCAAGCTTAAACTTTTCTGGATTTTTTTCATTATAAGAACAAACACGACCATGAGGGATGCGGGGATATCTGTCAAAATATCCAGCAATGCCAGACATTACAGATTGAGCATAATTAGTATCAGAAATATAATTATTGATTACGTAATTAGCTTCTTTGATTTGTTCTTCACGAGAAAGATTATGAGTGCCAGTAAGCCACTTTTCAAACCAACCGTGGTACTCAGGATACTTTTTTGTAACTGCAGAACGTAACCAAACCTGACCACGAGTTTCTTCTTTTGAGCCCTTCTTATGGCTTTCACGAATTGATTCGATAGTTGTGCCATCATCAAATGTATTAGTAGGTCTTGCCAAGAAAGAAAGAATCTCAAGGTGTTCAGCAGTCACCCAATCGCGGTTGCCACGACCTTCCTGACCTAACTGATCGCCACGTGGACCAGCCGCCATGCCACGATTTTGCGACTCAGTTGCAGCATCTCTAAGACCAGCATACGCCATGTCCATTTCTTCTTTGGTAAATACGTTCTTCCTGAACTTAAAAATGATATTCTCTTCAGAAAGTTTACCATCAATAGATTCAGCATAAAGATCACAATCTTCAGTTATGATCCTATCCGTATAATCTTTACAAGTAATAAAAGAACCAAGAGTTTCTTCTGAACTAATCTTCTTTCTTACAAGAACCTCAACCATTTACTTCTCCATGTTTGTATATGTACGATACTTCGTATATATACGAATCATAATTCAAAATTGAATTAATGTCAAGCATTAGCTATACTTTTTAAGAATACCTTCTATGTCAGCAGGTTGCCAACCTTCGGGCTTCTTAATTTTTCCATCTTCGCGACGGATGACCTTACCATCAACGAGCTTGTTCATGTTCGCTGAATGAATCGCATTGAATACTTCATCAAGAGGAATGCCGTAAGAAACAGCAGTACCGCAAGCGATGTAGATAATATCGGCAAGCTCAACAGCAAGATTAGTAATATCGCTATTATCTTCTGCCTTGTTATACTCGTTGAACTCTTCCTTCATTAATCTCATGCGAAGTTCGCGTTCTTCATAAGAAGGAAGCTCTGGCTTCTCGCCAACACGCTGCCCAAACGCTGCATGGAAATCACGAACTTTTTCAAACATAGTTGCCATATTAATCTCTTACTCCTAAAATTTTACGAATTTCTTTCTTTGCGTTAAACTCACCAGAGTGATAAACACACTCAAGCAATCCAACAATACCATAATATAAATGCTTATCTTTTATAGTAACATCAAGTGCACCACCTGAAGACCAACAGGAAAGATTGCAACTATCCCAGTCATCGTTCACGCCGCACGCTGTATTCTTCTTGAAGAAAGAAACCATGTATCCTGACTGGTGAAGAGTATGAGGGTTGTTTTGGTCGTCAATCATTAATCCACTCCGGAGGTTGCCTGTTGGTCCACTTGTGCATTTTAGCCTTGCCAATCTTATAATAATTCCGATAATTAGTCAAGGGGTCATTTGAAATTTTATA